TAGTGGCGGTTCTATTTCTGGTGAGACATTTCAAATAGGTTCAACATTTTCGAATTCTATAAAAATAGAATTTTGTTCAATACTTGAAAATATTAAAGAGCTGACAGAAGTCACTGTGGAAGTGGGAATAGCAACCTATGATGCAGATTATCATTACGATAATATCCCTCCTGAAAAAGTGGGAAGTGCAAGAGTGGGCTATGCTAAATTGATTCATTATAAACCAACGGTTTATGAATATGTCTCAATTGGAACTTTTTATGTCACTAAGTGTGACCCAGATAGAAACGAAAATAAAACGACACTTGAAGCGAGTGATCGTTTTGTTTTTTTAGAAAATGAGTATGTTTCTGAGCTGACCTATCCTGCTTCTGTTCGAGATGTTGCGTTAGAAATTGCAAATAAAAGTGGTTCGATTATTAATGAAACAAATTTTTCAATGATTAGTACTTCAAAAATAAATAAACCTGAGGGTTATACTTTCAGGCAAGCAATAGGTTTAATTGCTCAGTTTGAAGCCGGTTATGCAAGGTTTAGCCGAATAAATCAATTGGAGATCATGCAATTAATTGACCCTAAATTTGCTGTTTCTCCCGCAGAATATTTTCAAAAGGGGCTAACAAAAAATGAATTAATGTACAAAATTGGTGGGATATCTTGTACAGTACCTGTTCAAAGCGAAAGTGGAAATGAACAAGTTACATATTTATCGGGTAGTAATACTGGTCCACAAATTGTTTTAGAAAATAAAGTGATGACTCAAAGTTTACTTGATGATATTTATCAGAAAGTAAAAAATATCAATTTTTATCCTTTTACTCTAAATTGGAGGGGGAATCCAGCACTAGAAACTGGAGATTGGTTAACACTCACTGATAGAGATGGCACACCGTTTAAAACTCCTAATTTGAGTTATACTCTAAATTTTAAGGGAGGACTGACAGCAACTAGTTCAGCCAACACTAACTCTTCAGCTCAAACAGTCTCAGCTTATTCTCCACCGCTTAATCAAATTATTAAAGAGATTAATTCTCGTGTTGATGCAGCGGGTAAAAATTCAGTCTATGACGGAACAGAAGAACCTCCTTATCCAAAAGAAGGCGATATTTGGTTCAAAAAGAACGGACCAGATGATGAAATATGGATTTATCAAAAACTTGAAGATGGAACCTATGATTGGGTGCTGCAGACATCGACTAGGTTATCTGATGAAATACAGGACAAAATAGACAATTCTGTACCATCTGATGAAATTGTAAAAACAATCAATTTATCACAAGAAATAGATGGTAAAGAATGGTTAAAAATTACTGGTGCAAAAATTTGGTTAACAGATGAAACTCGAATAGATGATGCCATCATTAAAGATGCAATGATTGGTAATTTGAGTGCTTCAAAACTGACCGCTGGAACCATTAACGCTTCGGATGTAAATATCATTAATTTAAATGCTTCGAGTATATCATCAGGGACTCTTAATGCATCGTTAGTTAAGGTCATTAATTTAAATGCCTCGAACATATCTACAGGTACTCTTAACGCATCGTTAGTTAATGTCATTAATTTAAATGCCTCGAACATATCTACAGGAACACTAAAAGCTATAAACATAGAGGGCGTTAACATTAAAGGTTCTAAAATTACCTCTGTCGGGGAAGATTTTTCAATGCTTCAAGATAATGGAGCGATTACTTGGATAAGAAATAGTGATGGCAAAGAAATTTTTAAATTCTTTACTACATTAATGAATTTGAAAGAAGGAAATGTACGACTTGAGGTTTCAGATTCAGGTTCTTTATCAATATATAGCAAAAAAATGAATAAAAATTTCCTAAGCTTTTCTGGTGTTGGTACCAATATGTCAGGATACGCAAATTTAGACAAATTAAGTATCACTGGGGATTCTAATTCACTTTCTTATACACCGACAAGCTTTGAATATCAATCTGATGGCGACAATCGTCCTAATTTGAGAGTGGGAGTGACTGGATTTAAAATAGGAAGTAATGCAACTTACCTATCAGGAGATAACAATGGAGCAATAACAGCTGTAGCAAGTGCTTTAAACATTTTAAGTAATGTTAAAGTTAGCCAATTTGCTAATATAAGTGGAAATCTTAGTGTTAACGGAAGTTTAAGCGTACTTGGTTCAAAAAATGCGGCTCATGTCACGAGAGATGGACTTAGATTAACCCCAGCCTATGAAACCGCTGAGTCATACTTAGGTGATATTGGAACGGCAGAAACCAGTGAAGACTGCACAGTTATTGTTCCTATTGAAGAACATTTTTCTGATGTTATCAATACAGATTATGAATATCAAGTATTTTTACAAAGCTATAGTGAAGGTTCTGTTTGTGTTACATCAAGAGATAAAACGAGTTTTACAGTGCAATCATCCGTTCCCAATCTTCCTTTTGCATGGGAAATTAAAGGTAAAAGAAGAGGCTATGAAAATGACCGCTTGGAATTAACTGATATGAAGTTTGAAGAAATTAAAGAAATTGAAGAACAAAACTTTAAAGAGGAGGAAGCATGAATAAAGAAATTGATGCAGAAAAATTGATTAATAAATTACTATCTAAGATTACTCAACTAGAGTTTGATAATGCTAAATTATCAGTATTAGTTGAAACTTATGAGCAAGAAAATTCTAAGGAGGTTGGAAAATAATGAGTTATGAAAAGCAAACTTGGAATAAATATGATGATTTAAAAACTGAAGAAGAAAATATCGAAAATGGTGCGGTTGTTACTGATAATCGTATGAATCATATTGAAGAAGGTATTTATTCACATACGATAGATATATCTAATCCTCACAAAGTTACGGCTGCACAAGTCGGGCTTGGCAATATTCAAAACTTTGGTTTAGCTACAGAAGATGAGGCTAAGCAGGGAATTAGCAATGCTAAATATATGACCCCTAGCCTTACTCAAGCGGTACTATCAGCTAATATTAATTCAATCGCTTATGCCAACAGCGCAGACGGCACGGACGGTTTCACGACTGTTTATCCGAATTTGAATTTGTTGACAGGAACAAGTACTAAGGTAGTTCAAGCCAACAATTGGAATATGCAAGTTGCTGATATTAAATACGACAAAAGTCTTGGTGGGGATTTATGTGCATCTGTGATGATTAACAATGCTGACCACGCAAGTACTTTAGCCAAAGGGTCTGCACGTATTACTATACAAACTTTTGACCAAAGTGGGAAAGTTTTGACATCAGTTGATGGAAATGATATTGGCTATGATACTAATGGTCTAAGCTGGTGTCATATAAGTATTGATGATAATACTGCAAGCATCAAAGTGATTATTCTTACGAATAACATGACTCAAAACGCATTTTATTCACGACTAAAAATTGAAAAAGGCACCACCGCCACTCCTTGGATGCCCTCAGCTAGCGAAGTCACAACTGCTGACTGGCCGAAGTATGTAGGTTTCAGCAACACTGTAAAAACAAATAAGTCTGCTAGCGATTATACTTGGTTTCCCGTTAAAGATTCAGAACTAACAAATAAAGTTGAATCTCATATCAACAATAAAGATAATCCGCATGCAGTAACCGCAAGCCAAGTTGGGGCTTATTCAAAAGCAGAGTCTGATTCTAAAGTTGCAGCAATTAGCGTAATCACCCCATATATGTATGGAGCAGTAGGCGATGGTAAAACGGACGATACTGTAGCAATCCAAAATATGTTTGATGATTGGAAAAATCAAAATATCTTTATTCGTGGTGACTTCTTAATAACAAAGACCATTAATATAAAAAACACTTCACGAGTAACTTTTGCTGGGAAAATTATTGCTGGGGCAGACCTCCCTTATCTATTCAGCATTGGAGTTAATTTTTCTATCGATGGTGGCGGCATAGGCGAATTACGCCTCAATAACAGAAGCGGAGGATTCACTCTTCATGATAACGCCATCTTTACACCTAGGGGATTGAGGGTATTAGATGTAGGGGCTAATAAAATCGGTATAAACGTTCAAACTAATAGCAGTTCGGATACAGATGGTTATATTCATGCCAATGATATTACATTTGCTAACCAGGGCGGTACTGCTCAATGGAAGTCCATAGGGATATATGCGGGTAGAGATAGTTATTTCAATAACATTGAGACTATAAACCTCGAAACCGGCATATATTTATTTGCTTGGGATAATTTTATTCAAGGTTTTCACCCTTGGAATGACCAGCCTGATATAGTAAAGGTCGGAGTAGGACTTCATTTAGGAAAGAATGCCAATGATACGTTTGTTTCTAACTACTACAACGATACTATGAAGTATGGGGTAGTTCTTGATGCAGACCTTAGTTTAATAATGAGTAATGTATTAAGCATGTGGAACTCTGAATTCTACAATGAAAAAAGCAATCCTGGGAATCCATTCTTGTTATATTATACTGATGATAAACTACCAGGTGTTGGGAAAAACGTAATGATTAGTAATAGCCACTTTAACCAATCGCCTGCTAATTCATCTAATCTAACTCCAATCTTCTCATCTATACCCGAAACTTACGCTACTATTCCTGGTTATCAGTATGATTCAACTTGGTTGAATTTACCAAAAACTTCTGGGAAAGTAAAATTAACTGATTTTGAAGTAGCAACAATTTCTGAAACGGTAAATATTGGTAACGGTCTGTCGCTGAATTTTCAGCGTAAAGGAGAATTTGTTCTAGTTCGTTTTTCAGGGTCTTTAACTGCTATTAATAGCGGTACATATTTTTCAAGTGCAGTACCCGCTCAATGGCGTCCGGATGGTATTAAAGAATTGATTGGACACTTTGCATCGGGTGCTTTAGCATTCCACGTTGATTTGGAAACAGATGGTCGAGTAAAGTGGTGGGGTGATTCTGGAGCTACTGGCGCACCACGAGGTACTGCTATGTACTTCTTGAAATAAATTAGAAAGCAGGAGTAATGGAGGAACAAGCATGGCGAGAAGTCCTCGAACGTTTAGCTCGAATTGAAACAAAGTTAGATAACTATGAAACAGTTCGAGATAAAGCAGAACGAGCGCTCCTAATAGCCCAATCAAACGCAAAACTTATAGAAAAAATGGAAGCCAATAATAAGTGGGCTTGGGGCTTTATGCTTACTCTTGCCGTAACTGTTATTGGATATATAATTACTAAAATACTTTAAAAGGAGAAAGAACATGAAAACAATTGATAAAGGTACACTTACACGTACAGTTTTGCTTTGGTTAGCTATCATTAACCAAATTCTAACAGCATTGGGTATTAATCCATTGCCACTTGACGATAATACTGTTAGCACTGTAATTACAACAGTTTTTGCACTTTGGGCTTGGTGGAAGAATAATGACTTCACTCATGCAGCTAAAAAAGGGACTGAACTTACTAAAAGTTTAAAAAATGGAGATAGTGTTCAAGTAGTTAAGGCATCTGATTCTGACCATGAATTCACAGAAGGAGGCGAATAATGTCGAGTATTGAAAATATGATTGCTTGGATGCAAGCACGAAAAGGCAAAGTTACCTACTCAATGACATCGCGAATGGGTCCGAAATCTTATGACTGTAGCTCATCAGTTTTCTTTGCCATGATTGCTGGTGGTTTTCTGTCAGCTGGTTCAATGGGAAATACTGAAACATTGTTTGGAATGTCAGGAACTAAACTCAAAGAAATCAGTCGAGGAGAAGTACAACGTGGCGATATTTTCATTTCAGGCACTCCGGGAGGTTCTGCTGGTTCGGATGGACACACTGGTATTTTTCTGAGCAATGGTTCATTCATTCACTGTTCTTACACTCACAATGGAATTGCGGTTGATACGAACGACGCT